CGTTGCGCGATTGCAGCTTGCTCTCTGGCAAAGTCAGCTTCCTGCGCTTGGTTACGTTGACCGACTGCCTGTGCTTGCATCCCGAACCCTGCGGTTCTCGCGTTCTGTTGCTGCTGCAAACCCTGCAATAGATTCTGGTATTCAGACTCTTCAGCTTGATTGCGTTGACCCATTGCGGCCAATTCATCAGCCCGCTCCTGCATGACTGCCGTGTTATCAAATCCTGCTGCTTGCACATCTGCGGCGAGTTGCTGCTGCCTGACTTGATTGATTTGGGCTAGGGATGCCTGTAGGTTCTGGTACTCCTGTTGCTCGGCTGCATTGCGCTGCCCTAAAGCTGCCAGTTCGTCAGCCCTTTCCTGCATCGCTGCTTGATTGCGTTGTCCAGTAACCGTCTGGCCCATACCAAACTCTGCTTGCTCCGCTCCTGTCCTCTGCTGGATGCCCATTAGGCGGTTGGCTAGATTCTGTTGGGCTATGCGTGACTCATAATCACTAGCTGTTTGGCCGGAGGAAAGGAATCCGAGTAACTCCGATATTGCCTGACGTTGCCCTGCGTCCTCCGCTTGCCGCACTGCCCTTGATTCTTCAATGACCGCTCCGCCTCCAAAAATGTTTCCAGTTGCAGCAGCACGACCCCGTGCAATCCTTCTGGCTTCCTCCGACATTAGGTCAGCAGTTCTCCCTGACTCGGCTCTGCCAAGTAATTGCTGCTCAATGTATCTCCGACCTGCAATCGAGTCTGGATCAGCAGTTATTTCAGGAACATCCTCCAACCTCTCAAGGCTGGGTGCAGCTTGAGATCGTTCAAGCTGATTCATTGCCGCAGCCCTCTCAAGGTTAGGGCCGTAGGTATCCAGTTCCGCAAACTGCGGGGCTTCACCAACTCTTCGCAATGCTTCCTGCTCTCCGGCTCTCTCGTATTCAGGAGTGTAAGCTACTTCACCAAGTGAAGGAGGGGCAGCAAGCCTTTCAGCAGCAGCAACCTCACCAAACTGTTCCATTGCTGGCCCTTCAGGAACATCTGCTGGTTGATATTCCTGTGCCAACTTTCCAAGCAATTCTCGTGCGGCAAATCCAGTGGGGTCACTGCGCTCAACCAAGTCTCTTGCTTGCTCCATGAACTCCGGCCCAAACTGCTTTGCTTGATCCAGCAGGAACTGCGTTCTTTCCGGTGAAGTTTCCTTCTCAAACTCCCATTGCTGCCGAGCAAGGTCGGTATCCCCCATTCCGGTGAAGTCAGCCTGAATAGCTTCTTCCCTCTTTACAGCTTCTCTCTCCCCTTCTTCGTTTACCTTAAAGTATTGGTAAGCCTCCGTGATCTTGCCGTCTGAATCTTTGTAACCAGTAAGGCTTTTAATGTTTGTAGTAATGGGTTTGGTTTCAGTAGGAAGGCGAGCCTGACTTTGGCCTACCCCTCTCACAAATTCCGACCACGGTTTCCCTTCATACTTCCCGAAATGCTGCCTCGTCCATCCCGCATTACCCCCTTCAGGTATGGAAAGTGTCCCATCATTTTCAACATTAAACATTCTCCTTTCAAATTGTTTGTGTCCTACATATTGAGGAGCCGATCCCGTTACCTCTGTCTGGGAGTAGACAGGGGTGGCTCCTTTGGGGATACCTAACTGCTCGCGCATATACCCCTTCTTCATCACCTCATCACCAAACTGCATTGCGCGTTGCAGTTCCATCATGGCTCTTGCTGAATCGGTGTTAGCCGCAGAAATCTCCGCAGCAGACGGAGGGGTGGGTTGTGCTGGTGGTGATGATTTACCCATAATATTATCCCTTTATTAATCTTCTCCTTGCACGTTCCATAGGAACGCAAACTATCTTATCGTTATGTTTTGGCCGCACCCAAGCCATTGTGTCTGCCCGATGCCCCATATCATTAAACATCTTTGTGTAAAGTTCCTTCAATACCCCGTCTCCCCGCGCCACCGCAGCATCAACAAAGCAAAGCCTTCCGCCCGTGTCCCTGTAGTCAGTCTTACAGTCCTCTTCGTTGTCCAAGAACCGAAGTAAAACCACCCCTTTCAACTCGCCATCCCGAACTACTGTCCAGTACCTCTTTTTGACGATGAACCATTGCACCCATTTCAACATGAGTGACTTGTCCCACTTCTGGCAGTGGGCGAGGTGCTTGTGACAAAACAAGCCAACCGAGAGTGTCATTATGTCCAAGGCAGTCATCGTTGTGGGTCAATAGGTTGGCCAAAGGCACTGGTTTGAATGGATTGAAGAGCAAGCCTTCCTCCGTCTGCTGTTACCTTAAACTGCATCTGGTCAAACCTACCCTTGGCAATCATGTTGTAACCTTTTCGGATTAGGTTGGTATCTCCGGCCAGTGACAGGCTTGAATCCAGTGCGCTCCCTGTTGAAGATAAGTCCTTGTAGTAATTAATCTCTCCGGTCACTGCATCAGTATGGAGGTTCCCGAAGTTAAACTGTGAAGAGTAACCGATCTTGTCTCCCCATGTTTCCCCGTAGGTATATGCCCGTGTTGTGATATAGGATTCGTAGGTGGAATTCCCATCCTTAAAGTCTGCTATGGTCGTGGAGGATTCCGGTGTAGTGTCGTCCCAAGTGTAAAGCTCCCCGTTCTGTGTTCCGATATTAAGGGCCAACTTACCACTGAATGCACTAATAGCAAAACCCCTCGCCTCCCATCCTGTCCAGAACCCGCACCACGCCCCTGCAAGCAGGTTGTAGGTCAACACTGTGTCCGGTGTGGTGGCAGAATCCAGCGGAACAGACAGCATATAACGGTTACGCCAGTAGGTTGCCGTGCATTTGCTCACCGCAGCTTGATTTATCCTTCCAATGTAATCATTTATGTTGCGGCTGATAGGGAGGGAAATGTCTGTCTCCGTACCCGCCTGAATGGATTGCAGGGAGCGAACACCGTCACGGGAAAGGAACATAATATCCGCACCGACCTGCTGAACCGTCCCGTCAGCCACACATCCTGTCCGGTTGTTGACCAACTTTATACTCCACTGCGAAACCTCCTGTGTCGGGTCAGCAGTTACCTTGTAAATACTTCTCTCTTTAAAGACGATAAGATCAAAATTCTGCGCTGGCATGAGGGCAGTTATAGGGTCGCGGTCATTGCCAATTCGCAGATTATCCCCCGCCAAATCCCACGCATCCCCGTCGAGTATCCCGCTCACATACAATACATCAGAGGGAACAGTCGTATCTGCGCTGGTAGCAAACAGTCTGTTGGTGTGGGAAACGATAAACTTCGGCTTGCTTGGTGTTTGTGAAATTCTAACTGTCCCTTCTGCATCAGTTCCACTGGAAGTAGAAAAAGAAACGGCAGGAGGGTTGCTCTTGTCGTAGCCTGTTCCCTCGTTTGTCATGGTCACGCTGACCACGCTTCCATCGTAACCCAGCACCGCCGTTCCGGTGGCAGTCGTTCCGCTGGAGGGAGCATCTATTGTTACTGTAGGAGCCGAAGTATATCCCGACCCTCCCGTTGTAACCGTAATGCTGGTAATCTTTCCGGCAGTAATAGTCTCGGCAGTAACCGGATCAGTGGAGCCTTCAATGTATCGCAGGTTGCTGGATGCATCTGTGTAGTAAAGTCGGTCATTAAGTTGAGCAAACCGAATCTTTGAGCCAGAAGAGTAGGTTGCTCCGGTCAACATAGTGAAGTCACCCGATTCAGTGACAGCTTTCAGGTAATTGGAACCGTCAGCAACAACTATATACTCCTCGCTCCCTGTGTCAAAGTAGCCAAGTGAAGTGATGGGGGAAATCAAGCCTTCCCAAAGAGAGGATTCCGCTTCCCAATTAACATTAACATCCTCCCACACCAAGTAACCCGCTTTTAGACTCGTTCCCCTACGAGTAACCGCATTTCCAAACTCATCAAGGTCAATGTTCTTTCCTTCAGCATAAGCATCGGGAGGAACAAGGTTTGCGCGGGACGCACTCACTTGCCCTCCTACAAAACTGTTGTTCCCGTCGAGAATCAACGGGTCATCCAGCACGTTGTTGGAGAGTACGGGCATTAGTTAATAAAATCCTGCGTTTGCCAGTGGTTTGGTACGTCAGGGATGATTCTGTTCACCTTCGCTGGCTGAACATTGTCCAAGTCCCTGCAAATCTGTAGTAATGTGGTTGCTTCAGTATATTTAGCCTGTGCTTTCTGGAACTGCATCGACCTTTCCAGCATATCCCCTTCAGCATAAGCCAGAAGCACGTTATCTGACCCCAATATCACCGGAGAATCCGAATCACCAAGCTCGGTGAACTTTAATTTACCCAATGCGTACAGTGTACCCGCGTTCTTGGGCGTGGGGAGCGGTTTAATGCGGCAATACCCGCTTGCGTCAGGGGGTAGGGGAGTGAAATTGGTAGGGTTAGCCCTGCGGGAACTGGTGTTCTCCCAAATGTTCGGGTCTAACTGAAAGAATTGCATCCAATTTGACCCAACAACCTCCGCTCCGTCCTCTTTCCCCGTCTCGGTGAACTTCGTAGCCACCACAAACTGCAATCTTGGGGCCGTGGAAGCTACTGTTGAGCTTGTGGGATAGTAAAATATGGTTGGATCACCAGATAAGGTAAGGGTTTCGTCCTCTGCTGCGACCGTCTTGGTTACAACCCCCAGTGAGTTTGTCCATAGCCCCGAATCCCATAACATCCTGTAGCGGTTATTAATGAACTTCTTGCAAGTGGCAACCGAAGCGGAGTCGGTGTCACTTAATTTAGTCGTAACTTGATCTGCCAGTTCGGTTAAAGTCATTGTCCTGCCTCTATCTTTTGTTCCAGTTGATTAATGTACCTTCCAAGTTGTCTAATAAATTCCGCTCCCTCATCTGTTTCTACAGCATTCGCAAACCCCGCAGGGTTTGCCTCCGTTATCTCCTGAAAGCCGTTCAACTTTACGCTCAAGCATCCGCTTGTTGCGTGCAGCATCAATAAGATCATCAACAGCTTTATCTTTCTCATCTTTTCTTTGTTGCGCCATCTGCGCCCTTGCCACAATCCCCAAGGACTCAACCGCATCTATCAGTCGAGGTAATGCGGCCAAGCCCTTGAGTGCGGCTAGTATCATTTTTTCTTACCTGCCGAGGCGTACTCCTTCATCGCGTCCACTATGCCTTGACCTCCGATATAGGCAGGTACGATAATGATTACAGCCCCAACAACTTGTTCTGTTAGTTCGGCTGACAGGTTCAGCCACTCGGTTGCAGCTACAGTCAGGAGGCCACCAATAGCCATCCATAATTTCCTGCTCTTTAATTTTTCTTTCATTCTTCTTTTAGTAGTTTAACAATTTTTACGGCTGTCCAAATACAAGTAAGGAGCAGCATTAGTATTTTCAGAACTAACTCAAAGTCCGAGAGCGAAACAGTGGCAAGTACGCTGCCGTTCACTCCGAACACTTTCAGCCATTCCAGATCATTTATCATTACTCCACCCGAAGTATCCTATTATTCAGCAGGAGCCTCATCAGTTTGCTGCCAAGGAAACTTGGCTGGCAATGGACGGGCCTTTGCTGCTTCAATCTGTTTATCCAGCGCACCTCTCCAGTCACCTTCCTCGGCAACTGCATTGGCTTTATCGACTGCCCAAGATTCTGGGAGATCATCAAAAGGAATGAAGTTGTCAGGGTCGAGTGGGCAGTTGATTGCGCTGTCCATATATGAACTGTAACCGTCATCGGATTGGGCGGTGAGGCCCGCAACGAGGGTGATTACTACTTTTTGTTCGGAACCGTTTACTTCCTCCGTTTTTACGAGAGGTTCTAAACGTGACCAGTTGTATGTATTAGGCATAGTATTTATTTATTTTGTTTGTTTGTTTTAGGCGAACACTGACGCATTTCCGTAAACGTCAGAATTTCCAGTTCCGTAAGCTGTTAATTGTACGATAAATTGAGTGTACCCCGCGCCAATCATATTATCGCCCATCGCATCAGTGAATCCCATTGCGTATGAATCCTCGTAAACTTGGTTACTGTTCCAAGGTGTTGTCATTGAGGAGAAGGCACTCACGTTACTTAAATCAACAAGTAGAGTGACTGTCTTTCCTGCCGCAGCATTACTTAACGCAAAGGTTATGTCTGCGTTGTCTGCATGAGCTACAATTTTCTGAATGTTGCTCGCATCCATATTCACCGTGTAGGTGACTGTAGCCGATGAGCTTGGAGTGATGGTCGTAACAGGTTGGGAGACTTGACCGCTGGAGCCGATACGCATCCGTTCGGTGGAACCCCCCGTATCAAACCTAAAGT